ACCGTTATTGTCGTTGCTATCCATCTCACCGTTATTGTCGTTGCTATCCATCTCACCGTTATTGTCGTTGCTATCCATCTCACCGTTATTGTCGTTGCTATCCATCTCACCGTTCCAAATCGTTTCATCGTTACCAATATGAATTGCGACAGAAACTCTCATCCACATATGCTGAGGTCTTTCAAGAATTATATCATCTAATTTTAATAAATAAGAACGCTCTAAAGTTTTAAAACCAAAATAATCTATTAAATAATCTCTACTATAGTCTATCATTTCATTTATTTGTTTTTTGTATAAATTTATAAAATTATAAATATTTTTATTTATTAATGGTTTATTTTCACAATTTAAATCTTTAAAATTATATAAATTATTTATTACATCCGAAAATACATTTGAAGTTTTTTTTTGATGATTTGAAATTATAATACGACTTGCTAAAACTGCATAATCTGGATGATTTGTTGACATTGTTGCACATAATTCTGATGTTAATTCATCTATTTTATAAGTCGGAATTTTATCATATAATTGGTCTACAATTTTTATAACTAAAGATTGATAATTTATTTGTATAACTGGGTTTTCTATGCATAATTTTTTTATTCTTTCTGAAATTTTATCAAATGACAATGTTTCTAATGTATTATTTCTCTTTGTAACACGCATTTCGTTTAAATCATTTAAAATATTCATGTTTATGTTTGTGTTTTCTGATTCCATTATTATATATATATGTTTTATCATTTTAAATTCATTTTTTTATTTATTAATTTATTTTAATTCAATTTAAATTTTGAATTCAATTCAATTATTTAATATAAAAATATATTTATATATTAAATGAAACTACAAATTCACACATTTATTTATATTTTTATATTTTTTATAATTTTCTATTTTATTTATGTATTTATTCTTAAAAATTTTAATAAAGAAAATTTTGGAAATTACGGAAACTTTCAAATACAAAATATATTAGGCAGTTCATATCCTTCTAGTATAGTTAATTTATTAGTTTCAGATACATATCCTGAAAAAAAGAATAATATAATATCTAATAATAATTCATCAGATATATGGACTGATTACCCTATATACACTTTAGGATCTTATGCACAAATTACAAATAATATTCGTTATCCTGATAAACCAGATGATGGAAAATGTACTCCTGCAAGTATGTGTAATACATTGTATGATAATAAAAATATTGGAAATAATAATATTGAAATATTACCACCGGTTATTAATACAAATCCTAGTCAAAATACTAGAATAGGATATTTTACTACTAATCAAAATTTATTATCATTTACAACAAATTTACAAAATATTTTATATTAAGTATCTTTTTGTAAATACAAACAAATGACAAATCATTTATAACTTAACAATATTTGTATAATATAAAATTGGCGTTATATCTATTATATTTTCTTTTTTCTTTGAAACTCGTTTTGTTGGTGCTCTATGTTCATATCCAGTTATTCTTTCTTTTTCAATTATTCTCCATATATTTTCTAATTGTGAAATTTTTTCATTAAACCATTTCTTATCTCTTGAAACTAATACACAACTTATAATTTCTAATTTCCAATATATGTATTTTACAAATGTATAATAATATGGTGTATTTTCGTATATATTTAATTGTTCTTCTTCCCAAATATTTATTTCATCTTTATCTGTAAGATCTAAAGGTTTATATATATATACAGGTGAAGAATTATTATTATTTTGAAAATAAATAATAATTCCTTTTAATTTATTATCTTTTGAAATACATATATTTGTTTTATTTGATTCTATATTTATATCTTTATTTTCTGTATCATCTATAAATTCTTGATAACTTGAATATTCTATAAATTTAGTTTCTAAAAAATCACATAAATCTAAATCACATACTTCCATTTGAAGTTGCATTTGTACCCAATATTCTTTTTTTGGTATTCCTGTTATTGGACGATTTACTATATTTTTTATTTCTAACATTCTACCAAAAAGATGTGAATTTTTATCTATATTTATTCCATCAGGTGAAGCTCCTAAAAATGAATATTTTGGGTGTTGTATACATCCAAAATCACTTACTGTTGTTTTATAAGTATAGTTATAATACATTACTGAAATTGGTTCATATTTTTGTCCCCAATGTAATGGTGAATCTGTATTTATATGATTTTGTTTATCATTATTATCATCTGTTTTAGATTCAGTTGTTTCTCTACAATATATTTCTACTGGTTTGCATTTTTCATATATTAATTGATTTTTAACTTTTTCACTTTCAAATGCTTTATATGCATTACTTGCAGTAATTAAATTATGACGAAATTTATACCAATCAGGTGTTCTTTGTATTGGTTGTGGAATATTTTTTAGTTTTTCTAATTTTTCTTCCATTAAATTTAATTCATCAAAATTAGAATCATCTTTTTCAGTTATATTAGATATAATTTGTATTGATTGTGGAATATTAAGTTTTTCTTCCATTAAATTTAATTCATCAAAATTAGAATCATCTTTTTCAGTTATATTAGATATAAAATTAATTTTCTCTTCAACCGAATTATATAATGAAATATTATAAACTATTTCAATAAAATTATTTATAATTTTTTTATTATTTTTATTTAAATCAAATAAATATTCAAATTGAATACAATATAATTCTTCTATATCTGTTATTAATAAATCAATATTCTCTATATATTCATTTTTTTGTTCATTTATTAAAAATAATATATTTTCAATAAATTCAATAAAATATTTATTTTCATTTAATAAATCAACTGATAATAATAAATTTTGTAAAGTTTGATTTAACATTATATATTTAATATTATTTAATACTAAATATATTAATATGTTTATATCTTTATATTTTATTTTTATATAAATTATAGATTATTAACTTGTTCTATATTTGTTATTATACGTGTTTTATTTTGCATTGATTGAGGAGTTAAAGATTTTAAAGTAGATACACGTTTTTCTAAATTTTTCAGTGTAAAATGTTTTTGATTTTTATTATATAATAATGCAGGAATACTTGTAACATTTCCAGTTAATTTATCATATTTTACATCTTTTATTTTATTTAATTTTTTTTTATCTAAACAATCACTAAAAAAATTTATTAATAGCTTTTTCTCTTCTTCACTTAAATTATTTTGTTGTTTATAAAAATTTGTATAATCAACTAACTTTCGTAATTTCATTGTTTTCGTTAATTTACACCAAGGTTCATTACTATTTTTATTTTTATCATCTTCTAAAAATTTTTCTAAATTTTGTAAATTATTTGATATTTTAGTGTCTTTAAATGGTTTACCATTTAATAACATTGTTTTATATTTAATATTATTTAATTCTTGACATTCTTCATTTTTATCTTTTTTAATGTTATTTATTTTTGTTGGATTATTTTTAGTGTTTTTATATTCAATTTCTTCTCCAATTTCTTCTTCTGTATTTTCTTCTTCTAGATTTTCTTCTTGTGCAATTTCTTCTTCTAAAATTTCTTCTTTATCTTCAACTATTTTATCATCAATTTCATCTATATTAATACAAATGTTTGCCATATTATATTTTCTCTATATATATAATATTATAAATTATGTTTAACTTATAATATTATATATATTAATAAATGGAAAATAATGAAAATATGGAAAATATAAAAATAATAAATATATCAGGATTAAATGAATTCAAATTAAATAAAAAAGAAAATGAAAAAGAGAAAAAAAACAAAAAAAGAATAGAAACAATTAATTGGACTTTTACAGAAGATGAATATAAACATGAAAATCAAATGGAAACCATTTTAAAAGTAAATATACTACATAATGAAATGCAACCGAGTAAATTAACAAAGATAATAATACAACAAATAAATAGAAAAATTTATAGTTATAAACATCAAGATTTACTTAAAAAATTATATAATAAAGACAAATTTATAACATTTAAATCTGTTATAAATAAAATGATTGAATGCGGTTTATTATGTTATTATTGTAATCAAAAAATGTATGTCTTATATGATATATGCAGAGAAATGAATCAATGGTCTGTTGATAGAATTGATAATACAAAAGGTCATAATTTTGATAATTTTTATTTAGCTTGTTTAGAATGTAATTTAAAAAGACGCACTAAATCAGATATTAAATTTTTATTTACAAAACAATTAAAAATTATTAAACAAAATTAGTTTTGAGAGAAAAAGTTATTGTAAACTTGTTTTACAAACTGAAAATAATAATCTTGATGAAAAATAACTTACAAATACAGATAACATAACTGCAAATTTATATTTTATAAAAATGTAAAAATTATATTTTTTATCAGTAAAAATTAAATAAAGTTCTTGAAATACTAAAATTATAAAAGTAATTAAACTTGATATAGAAAAAAATAAATAAATATAACAAGCATCTTTTGTTAAAGGTCCAAAAAATAAGTTTTGTAATGATTGAATCATTTATATAAATATAATTAGAAAAAAATTAATTTAAATAATAAAATAAATACTTAAATAAGTTACTTAATATTAAAATATATGAATAATCAATTAATTAATAATTATACAACACAAAATGATTTAATATTAACAAATTTATTAAGTTTTTATAAAGACAATGAAATTTTTAATAGAATGTTAAAAATTATTACAGGAGAATCAAAAATATCTCTACGTATTGTTGATTGGTTTGTTACAAATTATGCAAAAAAATATTATACATTATATATTATTGATAATACAAATAGGTTTAAGGTTTATCAAGAATATAAAAATAAATTAAAAGCATATTCAAAGAAACGATTTGATCCTTTTTGCAGATGGGATAGAATAACTATTCCTTATCAAAATAATTATATAGAAACAACTATAGGACAATTAAGTTTTTTTAAATGGGCTATTGAAAATAAAGTTATAGATTATATTGAAGAAAATTATAATATTATTGAACAAGATATGAATAATAGAAATAATATTTCAAGTAAAAGAAAAGAAAATAGTAATAACAATAATAATAGTGAATTAAATAAAACAAGAAAAAAGAGACATGAATTATCTTTATCTGCAACAAAAAGTATAAAAAAAGAAGAAATAGAAATTATTATAAACTTTAATTAGAGTGAGAAATAAATATAAATATATATATATATAAAATAATTATATATTTATAATAATATTAGAAAATTAATAATGGGGAATTCATATTCAAATATTAATAAAATGAATTTTGAAGATATGATATTTGCAATAAAGAATAATTGTATTATAATAAATACTTTAAATTCAAATGAACAAGATTGCTTAATATTAAATACAATTAATATAAATGATGAAGAGAAGATAATAAATTCACTTATAAATAATAGAAACAATGAATTAAAACAAAAAATTGTTATTTATGGTAAAAATTGTAATGATATTAAAATTTATGAAAAATATAATCAACTAATTTCACTTGGATTATATAATACATACATATATATAGGAGGATTATTTGAATGGTTATTACTGCAAGATATTTATGGTGAAGAATCTTTTCAAACAACAAAAAATGAATTAAATATATTAAAATATAAACCAAATAAAATATTATAATTATTTTCTCTCAAAACTTTTATAAAATTAATATTTTATATTTTCTTATAATTATATTTACAATTTAATTATAAGATTTTTCATAAATAGTTTTGAAATAAATATTTTGAGAGAAAATTAATCTCAAATTTGTCAATATATTAAATATAATAAAATATCTTTAAATTATAAATTTTAATATTATAGAGAAAACAAAATTATACATTTTCTCTCAAATTTGTCAATATATTAAATATAATAAAATATCTTTAAATTATAAATTTATAATTATATTTACAATTTAATTATAAGATTTTTCATAAATAGTTTTGAAATAAATATTTTGAGAGAAAATTGAAATGTAAATTGAAATGCAAATTGAAATGCAAATTGAAATGCAAATTGAAATGCAAATTGAAATGCAAATTGAAATGCAAATTGAAATGCAAATTGAAATGCAAATTGAAATGCAAATTGAAATGCAAA